CGTCACAGAAGAACTGAACCAGCAGCGCATCAAATTGGGAATCTCTAACAAAAAAGCGTAGAATCATAAGCACTTCCTGAAAAGTAGATAGGTTTAGATGGCAATTCGCAAAAAGACGGGCGGACGCAAGGCTGGAACCCCCAACAAAGAAACAGTTTCTCTTCAGCAGCTTCTTGACCGAGTGGGATGCGACCCCCGCGAGATCATGGCGATGATCGCCTTGAACAAGCTGCCCTGCGGAGTGTGCAGGGGCACAGGGAAAACGCTTTACAAGAAGCCACTTAAGCCGAGAGTGAAGTGTGAAAATTGCGGCTACGAGAACCCGGTTGCTTTTGTCCATTGCAAGGTTTGTGAAGGGCAGCCGGAAGTAGAACTAGCTCACCGCATTTGCATGTCCTGCTACGGAACCCTAATGGAGGCGTGCTCACCCCAGCTTCGCGGATCGATGTGTGGGGAGCTGCTTCAGTACCAGATGCCGAAGCGCAAGGCCATCGAGCACACAGGGGCAGACGGCGGCCCGATCCAAGCCACAGTAACCGTCCGATTCGTGAAATCCCCCCATGCCAACGCAACCGATTGAAAAGGGACTAACACTTCGCTTCGACCGAACGCGTCCCGTTGGCGATCGACTGGAAGTGATTTATTGGTGCTGGAAGCATAGCCAGTACGAGCATGATTGTACGGATTGCGCTCTTGACGCTGAAGGGATACCTGGCAAAGACTCTTTTGAGCAATGCGCCGAGGGAGCTGATTGACAATTGAGGTTGAAGCCACTTTCCCGGAACCTTTCGAGTTTCTCTTTGAACCGCATCGGTACAAGGGCATTCGAGGAGGCCGCGGCAAGGGTGCGTCGTGGAACATCGCCCGCGCCTTGCTGCTGATCGGCGCCCAGCGAGAGATCCGCGTTCTCTGTGCTCGTGAGACGCAGCGCTCGATCGCTGATTCGGTTCACGCGCTACTGGGTGACCAGATCCGAGCGCTCAACCTTCAGCACTTCTACGTGATCACTGAGGCCCACATCCGCGGCGCCAACGGAACGGAATTCATTTTCGCCGGCCTGAAGCACAACGTCGCGAACATCAAGAGCCTCGAGGGCTGCGACATCGTATGGGTCGAGGAAGCGCAAAGCACCTCGAAGAATTCGTGGGACACGCTCATTCCGACCGTGCGAAAGCCCGGCTCAGAGATCTGGATGAGCTGGAACGACATCTTCGAAACAGACGACACGTATCTCCGCTTCGTGGTCAATCAATCACCGGGTGCCGTCATCAAGAAACTGACTTGGCGAGACAACCCATGGTTCCCCGAAGTGCTGCGCATCGAAATGGAGCACCTGAAGGCGACGGACTACCAGGCCTATTTGCACGTTTGGGAAGGCGAATGCAAGAGCGCTGTGGAGGGCGCGGTTTATGCAAAAGAAGTCCAGCAAGCAGAGACTGAAGGAAGAATCACCTCGATCCCGTGTGACCGGACTCGTCCTGTCGATACTGTGTGGGACCTCGGCTTCGGCGATTCTACGGCTATATGGTTTGTGCAACCTGTCGGAGGCTGGTATCACCTCATCGACTACATCGAAGACGAAGGCCGAACCATCGAATGGTATCTGATCCAGCTCCAGCAGCGCGGCTATGTTTACGGCACCGACTGGCTTCCTCACGACGGAATCGACACGATCATTCACGGCAAGCTCGCCGGTGACCGCTCCCGCTCAATTGAGGGAATCATGCGCGCGGCGGGCCGAAACGTTCGCATCGTTCCTAAGATGCTGGTGACCGAGGGCATCAACGCCGCGCGGACGATCTTCCCGCAGTGCCGCTTCGATGCGGCGAAATGCTACGAAGGGCTCAGAGCGTTGCGGATGTATCAGTGGGGACCGCCGAGCAAGCTGGGAGTTGCGAAGAGCGAGCCATTGCACGACGCGGCAAGCCACGGAGCCGACGCGTTTCGAGGAGTTGCCATCGCAGTGAGGGAAGAAACTATAGCGGAGCCGAGGAAGACACCAGCACCGCGGCGAATCATGCCAGATGAATATTCGCCCTACGGGTGAGGAAGCGCGGCGAATTACCTGCGAGCCCGCCGCGCTAGAATCGTTACGGCTTCGGGGGTTTCGGATCGTTGCGCATGGCAGTTATCCTTTCACGCATTGTTATATCACTTTCGTGGTCACTTGCAAGCCATATGATTTCGTGTAGACTATTCCTAAATGACAAACAGCTCACGTCGCGGATTCTTCGCCACAGTGGCAGCGGCTTTCGCTTTCGTCACAGCGTGGAGGTTCAAGGCGAAGCCGGTGACGGTGGCGCAATATACCGACGCGGATGACGCGCTTGAGTTCCCTCAGGGAGCATATTTCGAGAACTGCTTCGAAGTGAACCCGATGCGCCGCGAGGTCATCCCGGGCGTGCACAAGCGTTTCGACGTCGTATATTATCTGCCATACGGCTTGTACCCTCGTCCGATGCATGACGGGCCCTATCGGAACTGCAGCGCGATGCCGGACGGACCAGCAAAGCCGTGGCCTCCTCCAAATTATGGCGCAGGTCTTAGAAATGGGACGATCAACGCTTTGCGCTCAGGAAAGGCTGTGTGATGACTGAAGGCAAAGGGCACTCCGTCACGTTGACCGCGCACGGCGATGGGTCCTACTCGACCCAGGAGCACGGGCAGCCTGGCGAATATGGCGGCCCCGGCGGTCGAACGGGCAACAAGGAACACAAATCTTTCGGCGCGGCCGTCATGCACATGGCGAAGCACCATGCGACCGGCGATCACTTCCACGCCCAAGGTCACGACGAAGGCTTCACCGCACACTCGCTGAAAGAGGGTGGTAGTGTGAAAGGGCCAACGGAGCACGAGACCATCGGCTCACTCAAAAAGAACATGGCCTCGGCGTTAAACGACGAAGGCGACGAAGGTTAAGGAGAAAAACCATGAACCCATTTGAACCAGGACTGCTTCCCGTCGCGCATCCGGCGGCGCCGAATCCCGTGAATCATCCATCCATGCCACCCACCGCAGGACCGGCCGTGCAGCCTGTGGGACCCGTACCGGCCGGCACGGCGGCTCTGCCCGTCGCTCCTGACCAGACTGGCACAGCAGCCCTACCCGTTGCGCATCCGGCGAATCCGAGCGTCACGCCTCACCCGTTGGCGCCGAATCCTCCCTACATCCCAGTGAACCCGGGCAGCAAGCTAGCGGGAGTGATCGCAAAGCAGAATGCTGACCTCAAGCCGGTCGCGGAGGTTCGCAGACCGCGGGTGAACGAGATAATCTCGGTCGTGAATCCTCCGACCGCTCCAGGGCTTTCGCCGGCCATCGTGCGCTCGGTGAATTCGAACGGTTCTCTCAACCTCATCGCCTTTCTGCCGGCCGGAAGCGGAACGCAGGATCTTCTCAACGTGTTCGAGGGCAGCGATCCGGGCGACTGGAGCTGGTAGCGTGATCGAAATCAAACCTTCGCCCCGGGGCCTGGAGCATGAGCGCCTCGGTGTGCCCAAGGGCAAGAAGATCGGGCTCTCTGCTCTGATGTCCGCGAAGGCGCGAGACAAGAAAAGCGGCAACGTGAAAGGCGAGCGTCAGGATACCTTTGCCCTGAATGCCCGCAAGTGGCATCATGCATAACTGCGAAGCAGGCTGCGGGCGCCCGGTTTCGGACAACAAGCTCTATTGCCTTGAATGCGACGGGAATCGTCAACGCTTTAGTGAGGCTGTTCATGGAGACGCTGTCATCTGCACGCTCACCCGCATCCGCTCCAAGCATGTGGACACGCTCTCTCGCGACTCTGACGGAATGGTGATTGCGCAGCGGCAAACTGCGATGGTTCTCGTGGGGGACGATCTGCGCAACCAAAAGAACCATCTATTCGTCGACGAGGACGCCGCGATCCGATTCATTCGAGCGTTGCATCCGATCTCAAAAGAGTTGGACGGCGAAAACATGATCGTGCCCGCCAACGGCAACATGGCCCTTCGGAACTGATGGCCGAATACCCCAACCTGAAGGACGAAGACATTCCAGCATTCGTGCGCAGGTGTTGGGAGCGGTACATGGACTGTACCGAGGACGAGCGCGCCGCCGAAAAGACTTCCCAAGGCTTCTACATCGGCGGCAAGCTGCAATGGCGCGAAATTGAGATTCAGCGTCGCGAAGCTTCGAATCGGCCATGGGTCTCGATTAATCGTTGTAAACCCGCCGTCGACCAGATCGAGAACGAAGCCCGCAACAATCCCCCGGGCCCACAGGCTCACCCGATAGGCGGATCCGGTTCCGATGATGACGCAGCCGACATTATGGAAGGGCTGATCCGAGAATACGGTTTCCGCTGTGACGCCGATTCTGCCCGATTGCTCGCACTTCGCAACGCGGCGGCTGCGGGCCGTGGCTGTTATGAGATGGGCACTGAGTACGCGGGCGAGCGGACCATGGAGCAGCAGATCGTCATCAAATCAGCTCCGGATTCGAGCCTCTATTTCTACGATCCCGACGCCCGGCAAATTTGCCTTGAAGACGCGATGTTTCAGGGCAAGGTGCGAAAGCTCACAGCAGAGCAACTTCGTGAGGAATTTCCCAACGCCAAGCTGAAGGTTTTGGACCGCAACACGATGGGCTCCATGGCATCCTCAGCAGTCGGGTGGATGGCTGACGTGATCGGATGGAAGAACGATTTCAGCACTGCGACGACGTGGGTGGGTGGGCCGCAGGGAATCGGACCGTACTATGTGTGCGAGTTTTACATGGTCCGCATCGAGCAGCAAAAGCTCTCGCTCTGGACGGACAACATCCTTCGCTACGCTGACGAGGAAAAGCCCGAAGGTCAGACGGTAAAACTCAACGAAGCGGGCAAGCCGATCGAGCGCATGGAAACGCGTCGGATGATCAAGAAGTACGTCGTCACGGCTTTTGACGTTCTCGAAAAGACAGACTGGCAAGGTACGCTGATTCCCATCTTCTGGGTGCTCGGTCCCGAAATGTGGCGCGACGGAAAGCGCTATCGGCTCTCGCTTCTGACAAACGCCCAGGATTCGCAGGTGGGGCTCAACTTCGCCGCGACGTCAACCGTGGAGATCATGGGAGCCCAGGCCAAGAGCCCGATTATGGGCGCGGTGGGATCATTCGATGTCGCCAATGCGCAGGGCATCAACCCATGGGCCACCAACAATACACACGCCTATCAGTACATCGAGTACAAGCCCACATTCGCGGTCAACCCGATCAACAAATCGGAAGCGACGCTCTTGCCTCCACCGGCGCGGTTCACGTGGGAAGCTCCGCTCCAAAGCGCGCTGGAGCTGGCTAATTTCTTCGGTGAGCAGATCAAGGCGGCAACCTCGGTATTCTTCGAGCCGAGCCTTCCGAGTGCTCAGCAAGCTCAGAGCGGTCGGGCGATTCAGGCTCTGCAGCAGCAGTCCAATATGGGCACGGCAAACTGGCAAGCCGCGCTGCATCGCTGCATGTGGCTGGAGTTTCAACAGGCAGCAATCATCCTGCCTCAGATCTGCTCCGGCGAGCGCGTCAAGACAATCGTGCGGCCGGATAACCAGCATGAGATCGTGACGATCAACCGGGAATTTGGCGAATACGATCCTTCTCAGATCGATCCGAAGACCGGGAAGGCCATCGACAAAGACGGCAAGCTGGTGGCTCACAACCGTATCGGCGTGGGCAAGTTCTCGCTTCGTGTCATCGCCGGGCCGAAGTTCGAAGACCGCAACGACGAGGCCATGGAGGACTTGCTGGAGGTCGCGAAGATATCACCGGCGATCATGCAGAACCCGCAGATCCTCGCCAAACTGATCCGATGGATCGGCAAGGGCAATCCGGAGATTGAAGGCGTGGCCGATGCACTGGTGCCTGATCCTTCGAAGATGACGCCCGAAATGATGGCCGGTCAGCTCGCCCAGGCCCAGAAGGTAGCCCAAGGTCAGCAGCAGATTATTGGGAAGCTGCAGCAGGTGCTTCAGAGCAAGCTTCCGCAGGTGGAGGCGGACAAGTGGAAAGCAGCACTGGACAGCTATACCAAAATAACCGTGGCAAAGATCACGGCGTCGAAAGATTCGGACAAAGAGCAAGCTAACCGCGAAGCGTCTTTGTTAGAATCAATCCTTCAAATGGCGCACGAGACTTCACAACAAGCTGTTGACAACGAGCACGAAGCAGATCAGGCCACGCAAGCCCAAGGCGCGACGGCTGCCCAAGCCACGCAAGCGCAGGCCGCCGACGCCCAACAGGCGCAACCCGTTCAATAGGAGCTTTATGGCTGACGAAGTAGTTACCCCCGCAGTCCCCCAAACCGAAGACGGCAAGATAGATTTCTCGAAGTGGGAGAAAGATCGCCCGCAGCGCGAAGCCGAGCGCGCCTCGAAAGCGGCTGAAGAGAAAAAAGGCACGGCAACGGAAGTGCCCAAGGCTGATGACAAGACCAAAGAAGGCGAGACGCCACGCCTCCCGCGGTCCACAGTTCGCGAGCTGAACAAGCTGCGCACGGAAGCGGCCGAAGAGCGCGGGCGTCGCCTGGCTCTCGAGGAGATGCACAAGGGAACGCCAGCCGCGGCGAAGCCCGAAGTGTCCGAAGATCCCGAGCCGCAGCGCAAAGACTTCGCCGACGATGCAACCTTCAACCGCGCTGCCGGTCGGTGGGATGCCAGGCAGGAAGCGAAGAAAGTGGTGTCCGCTAAAGAAGCGGAAACTTCCACTCAAGCGGCTCTTCGTGAAGAACTAAAAGCGGCGGACGAGAAATTCCAGAAGGACCGCGAAGCGATAGGCCCGGAGTGGGACGAAGCGCTGGAAGCATTGAAAGCGATGGAGGCCGACGAGGAAGCGCCGACCTTTGTGATGGAGGAGCATCCCATCGTTTTCGGCGGCCTCGCAGCGAGCGATGTGCGCGCGCATGTGCTCGTATATTTGGCGCGTCATCCGAAGGAACTCCAGCGGCTCCTGGACATGACCGCGACGAAGGACATGACCAAAGACCAGAAGGCCGCCGCGGATCGTGCCCAGGCGCGCGCTTTCAATAGACTTGAAGGGACCGCGGAAACGTGGTACAGTGCCAACAAGTCAAAAGCAGAGCCGAAGAAAGAAGCGGCAAAGTCCGAGACAGCAGCAGAGCGAGATGCAAAGTTACCGAAACCATCTGAAGCAGTGGCCCCTCGTGGGGGCGTTCCAACGGATGGCAAGGTCTCAATGTTTCTCGCGGATGGCGTGACTGTGAATCCGAGTTATTTAGCGGATTTCCAGGCAAGACGTTCGAAGCGGTAAAGCAGCAAGGGGCGCACGTCCCCTCCTGATAGCAGGGAAGCGTCGCCGATACCTCGCATAAGCCGGGTTCTCCGGTGGGGCGAACAACCGATCGTGTTTCACACTTTCAGGAGGTTCGCCTATGGCTGGAAACAGCGAAGCAGTACGCCAAGAAGTTGCGATGGAGGTTCTAGCGATCCTCCGCAACACTTGCCGCATGCCGCGCCTCATCAAGCGCGATTATCAAAAGTATTTCGAGGACCCGAATCACAAGATCGGCACTTCTCTGGACATTCCTCGCCCGATCCGCGCTATCGGCGCCGATGGTCAGGCGTTGCAGCCCGAAGGGCTCGTCCGCACCACGGTTCCGTTCACGATCGCGTACTGGTCGCAGGAAGCTTTCGTTTGGAACGACATCGACGAAGCGGCTTATCTTCGCGAGGACATGCGCGAGAACTACGTGAAGCCTCACGCGGTCAACCTCGCCAACAAAGTTGACCGGCAGATGATGCAGTACATATCAAGCATCACGCCGAACTTCGTTGGAACTCCCGGAACCCCTCCCACCACGCGATTGCAATATTCTCAGGCGCAGACGAAGTTGAACCAGCTTCTGGCGGCCGAGAAAGATCGCTTCGTGGTGTTCAATTCCAGCTACTCCCAGAACCTCATCCAGGCCGACGCTCCGCTCTTCAACCCGAAGGACATCATTTCAGATGAGTACCGTCTCGGCAGGGTCGGGATGTACGCCGACATGCAGTTCTGGCGGGATGAGCAAATCCCGACCGGCAACGTCGGAACCTACGCGGGTTCGGGCGTGGTCAACGGTGCCAATCAAACCGGCACATCGATCCTGACCAACGGATGGAACTCCGGAAGCTTGGCTCTCAGCCAAACCGCGGGATTCTCCGATCGCGTGACCTTCGCCGGCTGCTACGAGATCAACGGGCAGTCTCGGTTAGCCATTCCGAACACGCTGAAGCAATTCGCGGTCGTGGCTCCCGTGACCGATGCTACGGGCGCGGCGACGCTGACCATCTTCCCCGGCATCATCCCGAGCGGGCCGTATCAGAACTGCTCGGTATCGCCGACGGCGAGCGGCGCAGTGACCGTTGCCGGCGTTTCCGGCGCCACGGCGCAGACCGCCTTCGCGATGGCTCCCAGTGCCTTCACTTGGGGGGCTTTGCGGCTGCAGAATACCTCGGAATATGGGGCGAAATGTACCCTGATGACCGACGAAGAGACCGGGATCTCGATCCGCATCACCCAGCAGTGGGACAACGTTATCGGGCAGGTCACCCTTCGAATGGACTTCGTTTGGGGCATTTCGCAGACCTACGCCGATTACGAGTCGGTTGTGATCTACGGCTAACCGGAAGAAAAAGGAGAATATCACCATGAAAACACTTATGAAACTCTCTCTTCTGGCCTTCGCGGCGCTCGCTCTTCAGGCGCAAACCGCGACTCCGAACACCACGCTCTGCGCGGCTCTGCCGGTAGGCGTCAATCAGGTCTGCCTGACCGCGACCACGAGCCTTGTCAATCAGTCTCAGATTTACGTCGACCAAGAGTTGATGACGGTGGTTCTGTCCAACAGCCAGACCGTCTGTGCGAGTTCCTGCTACGTTCCCGTACGCAGGGGCGGAGCGGCGGCCGGATCCGGACCTCAGGCGCACGCCAACGCTGCGGTTGCCTGGTTCGCCCTGACTCCGGGAGCAACGAAAGTACCTGGCGTCAACGGGTTCAACATGGGCACGAATGTAACCGACATCGGACCATGCACCCGAACGGCTCAAATCTACCTTCCTAAGATTTACCCAAATCGCGGAATCAAACGCGATTGCGATGTGGGCGGAACTCTCGCAACCGGGCAATCTGGTGTCTGGGTAGATTATGCTCCTGCGGAGGGGCTGGACTTCCCGAGTCCTTCGCCGCTGATCGCCGTGACCACGAACGGAGCGCTCAGCGTTTCGTCTGGGAATTACGTTCTCACGACCAAAGCGGGCGTGATTGCATTGACCCTCGCGGCTCCCACTGCGGGAGTCCAGGACGGAATGGTCATCACGATCAGCACCGCCAACGGAGCGAATGCCGATACGCTTACCGCCACCGCATTGCTTCAGACCGGCGGCGGATCGTCTCCCTATACGACAGCGACCTTCGGAGCCACGACCGCATACGTGGGATCGACGCTCACTCTGAAAGCCTACAACGGCTTTTGGTATGTCGTTTCCTCGACCGGCGTAGCGTTCACCTAAGGAGAAAAGATGCCAACTCCTCAACTTTTAACGCAGGGGCCGGGTGTTTTCACACTCCAAGCCCTTCAGGCCGTAAACGCGCTGATCTCAGCGCAGGGCATTCTCACTCCGGGTAATGTCTGGTGGGTCAAACCCATCAGCGGAAGCGATCTTGCTGACGGTCTCAGCCCGGCGACCGCGCTTCAGACACTCACCCAGGCGCAAACCAACGCAGTCGCGAATCAGAATGATGTCGTCCTGCTTTGCGCCGAGGGAAACACGGCCACGAGCACGACGTCATACCAGAGCGGCACGCTGACTTGGGCTAAGAACCTCGTTCACCTGATCGGCATCAACGCCGGACCGCTGTTCTCGCAGCGCTCGCGCATCGCGTTTCAGGCGGCCTACGCAACGGCCGGGAACCTCTTCACGCTATCGGGCAACGGCTGCTTGATCGCGGGTATCGAGATGTTCATGGGAGTCGCCTCGACGCTTCCCACGGGCTGTATGAGCATCACGGGTGCCCGCAACGTGCTCCAGAAGTGCCACATCGCCGGCATGGGCGCGGCGACGAACGATATCAGCGGAGCCTATTCGCTGCAGCTCAACGGTGCCGAAGAGAACCTCTTCGAAGATTGCACCATCGGCCAGGACACGGTGCAACTCGGCGCAGGCACTTCGAACTCAGTTCTGCTGTTTTCGAATAACGCCGGAGTCGGTTGCACTCGCAATGTATTCCGCGGTTGCCGCTTCATGCTCGATACGAGCTCGGCCACGGCGTGCCTGTTTCTCCGATCCGGCGCCACGGCGATGGACCGCGAGAACATCATGGAAGATTGCTTGTTCCTCAACGCAATCAACTCCGGATCTACGACCCTCACTCACGCGATGGCCGTGGTTGCCGGGACTTCCCCGGCTGGCGTGCTCATCCTGACGGGCAGTAAAACCGGGCTGTTTGGCGCGAGCGGCTGGAATGCTACGAGCGCGATCGTATACGCCACGGGCGGGGTTCAGCCTACCAATAGCACCTGGGGGCTCGCGACCGCATTGACGAGTTAAGGAGAAATCATGGCCGTACAATCTTACAATCCGAACTTTGGCAAAAACGGGCACGCCATGAGCATGAAGTCTTTTCTTCAGGCTCATATCAACGACACGGCAACCCTTCTGAACCTCGCCGAGGGGAAAGAGGCGGAAGCGCCGCGACCCTTCTACGATCCGAACCATCCCGATAACCAGTGGCCCACCATGCTGCATCATCCCGAAAAGGGTGAGCTGACGGTCGGAACATCGTTGGTGGGCGTCCAGGACACCCCGGGCGCGCCGTCGCGCCGGGCTGCGATCACCAAGGCCAACGAGAAGTTGGTCGCGGATGCTCTGGCGAACGGCTACCGCAAGGAGCCTTACGCCAAGCCGCAGATTCACGTTGCGGACCCGGCCGCGGAAAAGGCCGAGCTGAAGCGCAAGATGGACGAGCAACAGGGCCAGATCACGGTCCTTATGGACAAGCTCAACAAGCTGCAGGCTCCCGCTCCGGCGCTTGCTCTAAAGTCCGCGTAATCCTTTCGCGCGGGACAGCCCAGCCATTTCTCGGGGGAGGGTGGCTGGGCCTTTTAACAGGGAGGGATCTTGACCGGACAGCAAGTTATCACGCAAGCCTTGACCACCCTGGGAATCGTTCCGCAGGGCGGCGGGCCTTCCGCGTCCGATTCCGCCGATGCTCTCATCGAACTCAATAATCTCTGGGCCGGGGCTGGAATCGACAATGGGCTGATCTTCGCGGTTCAGCCCGCGACCGTGTCGACGACTGCCAATGGCGGAACGTATTTATGGAGCGCCTTCAGCACAGCAGCCCCGCCAAGCATTGTTTATTCCGCAAACTGGAAAGCCGGGGCCGGGCAGCGCTTCTCACTGAAACTCATTTCCTCTGAGGCGTACTGGGCGCACCGAGATCTCGCCGCAGCCGCACTTGCTCCCGACGAACTCTATGCGGATTTCCTGCAGCCGGCCGCGACGGGTCCAGGAAGCGTCTTCCTGTGGCCCGTGCCGAGCGTCGTCGGCGTTCTCGATGTCGAAGTTGGCGTGATATTTGGAACCTGGGCTCTCGCGTCTCAATACAACGCCCCGCAGGGATACCTCGATTACGTCAATTACGCTCTTGCGGCCCGGCTCATCCCGCGGTTTGGTGAGATCGTGAGCGCGGAAGCTCAGCAGACTATCGAAGCGCGTCTCCTGAAGGCTGAGGCCCGGTTGCGCGACATGAACCTGCAAAACAGGCGATTAGAGCTTCCCGCAAGTGCGAATCCTGCCCAGATTCAAGCGGCGGCGACACAGCAGCGAGGTCAGTAAGTGGCTTTAGCAAGCGCCGTTTTGTATCAAGCCTTTCGCAAGATCGGCCAGCTCCGCCCGGGCTATACCGCCCCTCCCGAGCTGCTTGCCGACGGGCTTGTTGAATGGGCCAATTTCTTCGACGAGTGCGGTGCTGAGCGCAACACGCATTACTCGAATCCGTACTACCAGCACGCCATCACCGGGCCTGGTTCGCAAACCCTCGGCAATGGCTATCTGATCGGACCATCGGCGACTACCGCGCCAGCCACCGCCACGACCCTCGCGGGAACGGCGAACGACTGGAACCAACCGAGGCCGGTTTCAATCCTTCGAGCGAATCTCGTGCTGACGAACGGCGCGCAGCCGATCTATATTCCCATGACACCCTTGAGTCAGGAAGAATGGTCCGCGCTCTCGGTCCAGCAGATACCCGCTATCAGCATCGCGACGTCATTCTGGTACGATCCGCAGTGGCCGAACGGCGTATTTAACGTGTTCCCGCCCCTGAACGGCAACGCGGTGCAGATCTACCAGTGGGGCGTGTTGACGCCTCCGACGCTGCTCACGGACCCTTATACCGCGCCTCCTGGGTACGCCGATTTCGTGATTTACGGCCTTGCTGAGCGGCTGTATTACATGGTACAGAATGCCAACATGTGCCCGCGTATGGCGCCCTACTCGCTGATCGCAGGGCAAGCGCTGATAGCGCGCCAAACCATCAAACTCGTGAACCGGGACATTCCGCGGCTGGCGACGGACTACCCGAGAAGCCCGAACAGCGGAGACGGGTTCTTCGATCGGGATGTGAGCTATACAGGGGAACCGTACTGAGGTCACCTTGCCGCAATTCCCGTTAGTCGGAGCCACCTACCAAGACGAGTCTCTCGCATCCGATGCGCAGATGACTCTCAATATGTACCCGCAACGGAACACCTCCGGATCGGGGCAAGGGTCCGCGGCTTCAGCGCTTTATCAGACACCGGGCTGTTATTTGCTCTGTACCGCTGGAGCGGCGGGCGCGTGCATCGTTCCGGCTGATACGTATGTGTTCCCAGATGGCGTCACCCCGGCGTTTTTCTGCATCAACGGCGATCAGCTTCAATACATCACCATTGCGCTCGGGGTAGGGGTTTTCACGGGCGCACTCGTCACGATCGGCACGGTGGCGCAAAAGCCGCTTATCGGATCTTCGCTCTTTCCTGCTCAGATCATCGTGATCAGCCCGCAGTTGCTTTTTGTGGTGGCGAATGGGCAAGCCTTCGTTGCTGCATACGGGGCGGCGATCGCCAGCAACGGGCTTGACCAGGGCGGGGCCTCGTATGCGGCCGGCGACACTGGTATCATTGACGGCGCGCAGGGCATCGACGCAACGTATGTGATCAACACGGTGGACGGAAGTGGGGCGGTGCTCACTTACACGCTCACCTATGCGGGTATAGGCTACTCAGTCGCCACGAGTGTCGGAACGCTGGCATTCGGAATGCAGCCGGGCATCGGAACGGGCTTCACCATCGACATCGGTGGAACGATCGCTCCCGCATGGGTGGTTCAGCAGCAAGCCATACCCGTTACCGATACTGGGTTTGGCAATTGGATCAATTCCGCGACGTTCATGGATGGATACGTGATCGTCTCGATGGCGCCGCAGTCCGCGGACCCGCTGAGGAGACAGTTCTTCGTCTCGGGGCTGAACGATCCGAGCTTTTGGGACCCGTTAGAAGTTGGCGAGAAGGAAGGCAATCCGGACCCGATTATCGCTGTTTTCGCCGCTTATGAAATGCTCGCACTTTGGGGCAGTCAAACGATGGAACTGTGGTATGACTCGGGGAACTTGCAATTTCAGTTCAGCCGCATTGCCGGTGGGGGGGTGATCGAAAACGGTCTGGCGAGCACGTGGTGTGTTTGCAAGGCTGACGGAACAGTCATTTGGCTCGGAACGGATATCCGGGGCGACAACGTCGCCTGGCAGCTTCAGGGGATGACCCCGGTTCGGATCTCCAATCACGCCATCGAAAACACCTGGCGCAATTACGACATGAACGGATCTTCCTGCTACTCGTATCAGGAAAACGGCCATTTCTTCTGTGTTTTTAATTTCCCCGTGCCCGATGCGACTTGGGTTTACGATTCGACTACCCAGATGTGGCACCAGCGGGGGAGCACCGACGGCGGCGGCGTGCTCCACTCATCTTACGGCCGCTATCACGCCTTTGCGCAGGGCGTCGGACATGTGCTCCAGGACTACAACAACGGAAATATCTACCTTTCGAATCAGGGATTCACGAATGAGAACGGCGCGGCGATCACGCGCATTCGAAGAACTCCGCACCTCCGCAAGGAACTCGCTCGCGGCGTGCTCGATCGCGTCCGGCTGCTGGTCGACGCCGGTGGATCTTCAGCGGGCCTCGGTGGGGGCTCGATCAGTTTGCGCGTGAGCTACGACGGCGGAAACACCTGGGGACCGTACCTGACGCAGTCGATGGGAGCCACGGGCGATTTCACGCAACTGATTCAGTGGTATCACCTCGGCTACGCCAGGGACTTCGTTTTAGAGATTTCGAGCAATTCAGAAGTCTTTCAGGGCTGGATTGAAGGGTACGGAGAGTACCGCCTGGACAAGAATCACGACTAGATGGCCGTCGCGCTCCAATTTGACGTTGAACTCGAAGCCTATGGCTGCCTGACCATCGACAATCTCGCGATAACGGGCCTCCAGGCCTCCGGAGCGGCTCCTGGGCTACCTCAGCCTCCTCTCAATCAGGCCATGCTAGGAAGCCCTCCCACGTCCACAGCGACGCCATTGGACGGATCTGGCCAATCCGCTGTCTGCACCAGCACGCCGTGGGGCATGTGGTTCGTCCAACTCGTCAACCGGGTCAATTCGCTGGGCCTCGGCACGGTGCCGATTCTGTTGGAGTGTCCCTCGGTCGACGAAGACGACCTCGGCTGGGGCGGCGGCGGAACGATCGATGCAACCACGGATCCGGTGACGTTCGATGTGACAATCTTTGGAACCAGCCGCTATGGACGGAAGTTCAGCGTCGGAGATTACATTCTGTGGGACGATCCGACGACTTCAGGACAGAACTTCGTCTATGAAATCGACCAGATTACGGCGATCAGTGGGACCAAGTTCACACTTGCCAGGGGGTCCGCGGGCGGACAGGCGGCCCAATTCGGGAGCCTCAAATTCGCTCACAGCACAAAGGTCTTTTTCAGACTGATCGATAAGTTCTTCACGCTCAACTGGAATGGCGTGCAAACGACCTTTGAGCTGGGCTGGTATAACAAATGCGTCTGCGCGGTGGTCGCCACCATGCCGGGGATCAAAGTACCGACGCTGGTGAATCTCTTCCCGCTGAACTCGACGGCGCCTGGCATCAACCTGACGACCACCCCGCCTTGTCCGGGACTGCGGACGCTGATCGGAAATGAGTACGCCATCGGGATGAGTGCGCCTCTCTCGGTCGGGGCGATCGCCGACAATTGGTTGCAGATCACTGGGCCGGAGAGCATTCGTTCGGTTTTCGTGAGCCTGACGGATGCGCCGACGGGCGGACCGGCTCAGATCATCGTGATTTACCGCAGTCCGGACAAATCGGCCGCGGGCGTGATCGACATCTTGAACGTCCCGCCGGGCAGCTACGGAAACTACGATTTGACGCTGAATCGGCCTGATCAGCGGCGCCAGATGCCCTACCATGACGGCTGGCCTCCCACCACAGGAGTAGGCGAAGACTGGCCGCCGAACGTTCTACCGGGCGCACCGGGCGCGCTGCTCGCGAGCGGCAACATTGACCCGTCATACACGGGCGCGACTAGTGGATCAGGAATATTGTTCGAGGAAGGGGGCTGGTGGAGTTACATTTGCACCCTGGCCGGAACAACGATACCGGGACAGGTCGATGCTGTGACGCTACAGACTTAAGATGCTCTCTTGTCACCTCGCGGGCGTATTCGATCACCAGTTGAAGGGCTTGTTCGGGCGTTTGTGTTTTCATGAGCCGAGTATGCGCCTCGACCGGCCCTTAGTTGCAAGAGGGAAAAACACTTAGATGGCGTTCCCGGTCACAGTTTCGACGGTCACGCAGAGCGCGGAAGGCCCGGGCAAGTATGGACCTTACCTCGTCGGAACCAACCGCTACGAAATTCTGCTCACTCTCGTCCTCGACTCAGGATCAGGATTTTACCAGCCTTATCTTTCGGCCTATAAGAGCACGGATCTGGGGGCGACATGGAACGAGGTCGCCGCTGGGTCACGCCCGGCCGCAGGGAATGAGGTCGCGACCATCTATCAAGTCACGCCTTACACCTGCTGCCAATCGCAGACTGATCCAACCAAGATCTTCACGATTTACGTGAATCCATCCAGCGGACAGATTGGAATCATCGCTTTCGATGCGACGGGCGACACATGGGGATCGCCGCTTTCGAGCTCCGGTGTAAACTTGCTGCCCACGCCGCCGATTCAGTCGTACTCTGGATTTATCGGGGGAAACGGCTTCATTGTGGCGATTCACAGATCCGCGAGTAACGACGTTCTGCTAGCGTTCCCGCAATCGAACTACACCGATGCCTCAGATGAGATCCACTGGTATCCGCAGGTGGTCTCTTACGACGTCGCCGGCAACGCCTGGGGCACTCCCTTTGATGTGAGCTACAACGATTACGCAACTGTGATCGGATGGACGCAAGTGCCTTGCGGTTTCGTTCTCGACAGCGGCGGCGTGGCGCATCTTTTCACGCAGCAGGTCACACACACCGTTCCGGCTGCAGTTCAAAGCATCAGCGTAGGACAGACCGTGCCCTGGTATGGAGGAACCGCCGATGTAGACGTGTGGGGCGGCGGGGGCGGGGGTGCAGGTGCTTCCGATTTATGGGCTGGTGGCGGCGGCGGAGCGGGCGCGTACGCAAACGGAAGCGTCGCACTCACCCCGTTAAGCACAATCACGGGCACGATCGGAACAGGCGGCCCAGGGGGAACTTATGATTCAGCCCTAGGCGGAGCCGGATCAGACGGCACGGGCACTTCGGTGCTCACTGTGAGCGCGGGCGGTGGGGCTGGAGCCCCTATTGCAGGCGTCCCCGGCGGCAACGGTGGATCTGGGTTCGTGGTCACGAGTGACGGCGGCGGCGGCGGAGGAGGAGGAGGAACAGACAACGCTTACGGATCTGGAGGCGTGGGCGGAGATGGCATCATTTACGACGGGACACCAGGCGATCCAAATGGTGGAGATGGCGGCACGTACGGCGCCGGAGCAGCCGGTGGAAGCGGGGGCGCCGGTGGGACTTACAACCCGGTAGACTTCCCGTCAGGCGGCGGCGGAGGCGGCGCGCAACCCGGCGGCGGCGGCGGAGGAGGAGCGCGCGCGGGCAACGGCGGTGACGGCGGCCCGGGAGACTGCTCGATCACGTATACGGCGGTGCAGGGGACGGTTTACAATTCGCGGCTGTGGCAGCAAGCCATCAACGCTGACAATACGCTCGGCACGCTCAGCGAGATTTCAGACGGTGAGTTTCCGATTCAAAGTTTTGAATGCGTGCTGACCCTCATGCCGTTTGACTGCGCGGCGGGGCCGTCGGGAGTCTCTATCGCGTTTAGCGGGGCCTACAACACGACAGGCTATAGCGACATCGAAGTGATGAGCGGAGCGAACGCGGACCCGATCAGCTTCTCAGGCACGAGCTTCTCGACAGGCGGAAGCGTTGAACCTTCGCCCGCAGTGGCGATTGACTCAGGCGGCAAGACCTACTGCGCGTACAAGCAGGCGACGTCTGGGGCGGCCTGCACGTTTCTCTATCGTGATTCCGGTTCAAGTTTCGGAACATCAAGCTCTTTCGGTTCTTTCGCCGACTCTTTCTGCCGACTCCAGGTGGGAGCGTTCGGGCCGATTCCTGAGATTACTTTCGGCGTGCCGACAATTGCGGCCGCTGAGTTTAGCCCGACGAGCTGATCATGCCCATTCCTTCCGGCGTCAGCCTTTTCGTTGTAGCAGCCAATCCCGGCCTCGATGGGAATCGAATCAGCGTCAATATCTTCTTCGTGTTCGGCGCGGGCGGCACGTCGGTGTCAGTGAGCACCCATGCCTACAATCGGGTCGTCATCAACGTTACCGAGGGATTCAACTTCACAAGTGGAATGAACGATCCATGGGACACGATCGCGGCGGCGATCAACTCGGCGGCATCCGCGTATGTGACGGCCTATGGAAATCCTTCGGATAACAGCATAGTTACGGCAGCAATCAACGGCCTTGCAGCGGGCGACCAGAGCGCCAACGCAGGTCAATACTACAGCGGCGGCGTTGCTCCGAATCTCAGCAAACGCTTTCCGGTGTTCATCAAAGGCCGAGGAGCCGGTCAGGGGGTATACTAAATCCAATGAAAAAAGTACTGCTAGTACTGCTGTGCGTGGGTGTGATGCTCGCTCAAAAGGTCGCGCCGCCGTCTTTCAACCTTCAGTATTTTGACAACTCAGGCGCTCCGCTGTCTAGCGGGCAACTGGTCACCTGCGGAGCTGGTACGACGTGCGCGAATCCTCCGGGAGGGGACGCGGCGACCACGTATCAAACCCCAGCGGGAACGAGCAACGCCAATCCGATCATTCTCAACAGCGCTGGGCGGGCGAACATGTATCTGACTCCAGGAGTCTCCTACAAATTCGCGCTGTATACGGCGGGAAACGTCCTCATTGGAACTTGGGATAATCAGCTCGCCAGTTCGCTCGCCGGGACCGCCACCACAACAGCAAATCTAGTTTACGCGGGTCCATCTTCCGGCAGCGCGGCGGTTCCAACGTTCCGAGCGCTTGCGGCGGCCGACATCCCGACTCTTGCGCTGACCCTCGCCGGTTCGCAGTTTGCGAATCAGGGGACGACCGTCACGCTCCTGCATGGCAACGGAGCCGGTAATCCGGCATGGGGCGCGGTCACCGGAAACGACTTCGGTACGGGCATCGCGGCTCGATCCGGCCTCGGCAGAAACGCAGCGACCACCGGAGCGCCGGCCTTTGGCACCACGGAAGATCGACTCGCCTATCAAGTTGCCGAGATTCCCAGCTCAGTATTCGTGACGACCGACTTCACTACGGCCTCGAGCACGGCGCTGCAGCTCATCACGGGGCTGACCTGGACCGTTCCGGCGAACACGGCGCTGAACATCCCGTTCACTTGCCATCTGACGTACTCCCAGGCGACGGCCGCCGCGGCGGTTGCATTTGGAATTCAGGACGCCACTGTTTCTCCCTCAAATATCGGCGCACAGGCCACGATCCAGACGAATACAACGGTCTTTGCATCGGGCGCGGTTGTGGCGCTGCAGAGCACGACAGCAACGGCCATCGTAAGCGCAACTCCGAGCGCCACAGGCACGAACTACACGGTCCAGATTACCGGCTTTATCGAAGCGCCTTCGAACGCCTCGAGCACGGCGATAAACGTAATGGTGAGCACAGCGACGAGTGGCGACGCGGTCACGGTTTACGAGGGGTCGTTCTGCCACGTCAACTAATTGACAAATATCCCTATAATGACTCAAGTGACGGAGATTCGTAGAGTTACGGTTGAGGAACTTCCCAGTGTTGCGGGGCCAGCTCATGAGGTTTATGCCGACGTGCAGCCCATTTTTGACCACGGCCGCTTCGTGGAACTGTGGACGCGCTGGATTTCTGCCGGGACTGGTGTCATGTTCGCCGCCTTCGACGGCCAGCGCGTGGTGGGTGCGATCGCGGGCATGTCCTATATCGAGCCTTACAGCGGCGAGCGCACGGCGCAGGAATTCTTCTGGTTTATGTCGAAGGACCACCGCGGCGGCATGACGAGCATTCGCCTCTATAAGCTGTTCGAGGGCTGGTGTCAGGAGAACGGTGTGCGTGAATTGCGCATGACGAGCCTGGCCAATTCTAAATCAGTCTCCTCGTTTTACGGCCGGATGGGATTTCACGAGGTCGAAACGTTATACGCCAAGCGATTCAGAGAAAGGGCAGCGTGACGCAAGTTTCAAGAATTTGCATCCTCGACAATGTTTTGAAAGATCCCGAACTCTATCGCGTGGAAGCACTGAAGCGTGAGTTTAAGACCTATGAGTTTCCAACCACCATTTTTCACGGGCTCAGCCCGGGAACGGTCTCGACGGAACTCTTTGACCGCATTCGTGATTACAATCCGGAACTTGTCACAACCTTCTCTTCGTTCCGCCGAAGCCCGCTAGGGCAAGTAGAGCCGAACTTCATCCACACCGATATCGACATGGGAGAGTGGAGCGGAGTGTTTTACTTGAGTCCGAACCCGCCGCAGGGAGACGGAACAAGCTTTTGGACGCATCGGGAGACGGGGGCCATCGAGAGTAACGTTCCGCATGAGCGGTCGACGGAAGGGCTCACCAGCGAAGGATGGATACTCCGGGAGGCAGTTGACGCAGTTTTCAATCGGTTGCTCCTCTTCCCTTCGGCATACTTTCATTCGCGCTCGATTCACGAAAACTGGGGCGCCGGTGAAGACGCTCGGCTAACGCAAGTAGTATTCGGAAAAGGCAAACTGTGAGCATCGGAACGGCCTTAATAATTGGAGGGTCAATCTCAGCCGCGGGAGGCATAGCCGATGCGCTGATTGGTTCGAGCGCAGCGAAGACCGCCGCTCAGGAGCAGCAGCAGTCGGCTCAACAGGCACTCGATTTCCAAAAGCAGGTATACGGAACGCAGCAGTCGAACCTTGCGCCTTATATGACAGCCGGGAACACCGCGCTGTCTTCGCTGATGACTGGGTTTTCGAACGGAACCTTCGGACCTGGTTCCATTCCGGCATTTACCGCACCGACCGCAGCGCAGGCCGAAGCGACACCCGGCTATCAATTCAATCTCCAGCAAGGCCTAAAATCGGTTGACGAAGGAGCCGCGGCTCGCGGTGGATTGCAGACAGGCGGGACGATCAAAGCCGAGCAGAATTACGGGGCCGGTCTCGCTTCGAGTACCTATCAGAACACGTTTAGCAACGCACTCTCTCAGTACAATGCCGCACTCAGCGGCCAAGCGCAAAATTTCAATCAACTTGCTGGCGTGGCTGACATCGGGCTAGGAGCAGCGACTGGCGTGAACCAAGCCGGCACAGCGGCGGCTAGCAATATCTCACAACTGATGACCGCACAAGGCAACGCGGCGGCAGCGGGCACGGTGGGAAGCGCCAATGCGATCACGGGCGCGATATCAAACACGACGAGCAATACGGGAACGGATCTACTCCTGAGTCAACTCTTGAAGAATCCAGGAGCTAGTGGAGGCGGTGGGTTCTCCGTACCAGCGGGCACAGCCACCGCTGCATCTTACGACCCCGTGACATCAGGGAATGGATTGGGGGGATAAATGCCTACCGACGCCTCAATCCCGCTCCAGGTTCAAGTTCCCCAGCAGCAGAGCCCGCTAGCCTCTCTATCTCAGATCATGGCGTTCAAAAACGGCATGGCTGAAACAGAGTTGCGCCGTCAACAGATTCTTCAGTCGCAGTCTCTTCAAGCGGAGCAACAAGCAAGAGCCGATCAGGCGAACCGCGATCTTGCCGATCAGAACACTATCCAACAATTGCAAAAGGACCCCGCGACGGCGCTGGCACTTGGCAGCGGCGATACGAGCATTCTGAATGGCAAAGTGCAGCCTAAGACCAAGCAGGAGGTTGACACCAACCTCGCCGCACTGCACGAGAAAGCTGCTACCAACACGACCGCCGATCTCAAAAACAAAGCAGAGGCGCTAGGCGGTCCTGGTGGCGTCATCGAAACGGTACAAGGAACAAGGCAACTGGCTGCCAATAGCGGCATTGAGGCTGCGAACGCCCAATGGCCGCAGGCGATTCAAAGTCTGACCGCCTCAGGCGCTTTAAAGAACGCTGGCATCGATCCCAGTAAGATTCCGACATCCTTTAGCAGCCTTGACGATCTGGATTCGTGGGAAGCAGCAGCGGGTTTACTGCACGGTGTGACAACCAAGGCGCTTGCGATGAAGGGCGAACAACAGAAGATCGATACTGGGGTTGCGACCCAGAAAAAAGACACGGCCGATGCCGCTCAAGCGCAGGCCGCAGCCGAACACCAGACGATGATCAACGGCTATATGAAAGCCGCGCAGAACGGGACGACGACGGGCGTACATCCCATCGATTCGATTCTGGGTCAGGTCGATCCGCAGGCGGCGGCGAGCTACAAACCGGCATACGACGCCGCGATGGCCGGGGGCGGACCCGAAGCAGCGAAAGCGATCCTTATGGCCGCGGCCGAGCATGCGGCGACTCTTTCGACGGCGACGACCGCGAAGAAATTGGCGGACTTGAAAGCGCTCGCACCGACTGAAATCGGAATCGCGGGCCAGAAAGCTGGCGTTGAGGAAACCGCACGCACCAACGCCCAGCTAGCTGTGCTGAACCAGGGCGCCGGACCGGACGGCATCAGCCAAACGGCGAAGGATATCGCGAACTATCGCATTAATCCGGCCACCGCTCTCGCGCGGTTGCAGCCGGCGGCGCGCGAAAGGATACTCTCTGATGCGCAGAAAGTGAACCCCGATTTCCGGCAGGAAAACTATAACGCGTTCAACGCAACCGAGAAGGACGCGACCACCGGGAAAATGGCAACGTCGGCCGGCGCGAT